TGTGTGGTGTGGTGGTGGAACAGCGCGGCGCCGGGCCCATAAGGGCAGCCGGCGCCGCGCTGGATCAGGTGAGGCTTAGAACGACGGAGCAACCAGGCCGTAAGTGGCCGTGGAGTCGAGGCCGCCGACCTTGGCCGAAGCAGCCGGGTAACGGCCGGCCGTGAATGCGGCGTAGCCGTAGACAACCAGCTTCGTAGTGAGCGAGCCGCCGACAGTCTGCTCAAAGCTGAGCTGCCGAGGCATGCCGTCGCCGTCCTCCCAGAGGTGGAGCTCGTCGGAGTCGAGCGCGAGAATGACGTCCTCGAGGTTCGTTCCGACGTTGGTCGGGATGTTCAGGTCGACCAGGACAGGCACGCCCGAGTTGTGAGTACCGACGAACTGCAGGCCGGCATCGGCGAGCGCTTCGCCGCCGAAGCCGCCGACTGCCACGGCGTTGACCGGGCCGGAAGTGTTGGCGACGACGATCGGGCGGCCGGTGGTGTCGGACTGTGCGAGCATCCAGCCCCAGCGGCGCGGGTTCATGACCAGCACGTCAGGGGCGAGACCCTGGCCGCCGGCCCACACCGAAGCTTCGGCGCCGGCGATCTTGGAGCCGACGTTTGCGGCCGTAGGCACGGCGCCGAACGCGGTCGCGGCGCCGATGCCGGCGGTGTTCAGGATGCCGAGCATCTGCCCGGAGGTTCCCGAGCCGTTGATTACCTGGGAGCCCAGAGCCGCGCCATAGTCGCGGGTCAGGTCGAGGTAAACCAGCTCGTCGACGGAATCGCCGCGCTCGAGTGCCTGCCGGGATACGTCTTGCTGGCCGGCGATGGTGCGGACGGGCACTGTGAGGTCGGTCCATGCTTCATCGGTGTTGGAGACGGCGTTGTTTTCGGACGTCTGGACGGCGGCCGTTGCGTTGGTCGTGCCGCGGGGAATGACCAGGTTCATGCCCGTTGCCGGGAGCTGGTGACGCGAAACGATGTTTGCGGTTGCGCGGCCGGCGCGGAGCTTGACCGCGGCCATTTCCACCAGGTAGTTAGGAACGATCAGGCCGCCGAAGGTGCCGGAGGCAACAGAACGGGCCGACATTTCCTTGTTGAGCTCGACCTCGCGGGCGTGGCGCTCGAGGCGTTCGCGGGCGTTGACGTCGTTGTTTTTGGTGAAGCCCCACGCGTCACGGAAGAACGAAAGACCCTCGTTCGCGGCAGTTTCGCGGCTGTAGGTGCGGGGTTCCTGGCCCACGCGTGCTACTTCGTCGTACTTGGGCAGAGCCGCGGACGGCTCGGCCTTGCGCTGCAGACGCGCGACTGTTTCATCGGCGTCCATTTCGCGCTTGAGCTCGGCGATCTCTTCGTCGGCCCGCTCGATTTCGGCGTTGATCTCGGACTTACGTGCCTTGATCGCGTCGACGCGCTCGGCCTGTTCGGGAGTGAAGGAATCGGCCGCGCGGAGCGTCTTAAGCTCGTCGGTCAGATCGTTGTACTTCTCGAACGCGGCAGAGCGTGCCTTGTTCTTGTTGGCGAGCAGCTGCTCAATGGTGAAAGCCATTTAGGCCGTCCCCTTTTCTGGCCCTATGGCGGGCCGTCAGAGTGATTAATTGACTGCCCCGGCGATCAGGCCATGCCCCGCAAGCCAGGCCGCTAGCGCGGCGCGCGGGGTCGATTCACGCGATGTTTCGGGATTACCGCCGCTGCTTAGCGGCGGTACTGCAGATCTGAATCGGTGATCAGGTCTGCAAACTTGTTGCGGGCAGCGATGCCCGGTGTTGCGGCGCCCCGGATATGGGCGAGGGCGGCCCGCTGCTCGGCCTCGGTGAGCTGTGCAAGCTCGGCGAGCGCGCCGTCGTTATCGGGCGTGAGCAGGCCCGAGCCGGCCGTGTGCGGCGAGGCGCCGTAACCGACGATCGCGACGTCGCCGCGATTGAGGTCGACGTCCTTAATGCGGTAGGTGAGCCAGTCGGGCGACCATTCGCCGGAGTTGATTCGGAACTTGAACGACATTTCATCGATGAGCCCGCTGCGGAGCTTGGGCTCGATGTATTGCACGTCCTGGTCTGTAGGGTCGAGGTCGGCTTGCACGAGCAGGCCGTTTGAATCCTCGGAGAGCCGCAAGGATCCGTTAGTGGTGCGGGCGATCCGGCGTAAATCCTGGTGCTGCAGCACGAGCGGCACGTCGAGATCGGCCCGAGCCAGCGAGGAACCGAACGCGCCCGGCTCTACCTCTTCGGTGTACTCGCCGAACATGTCGTACATTTCATAGCCGGCGCCGGTTACCGAGGCATAGCCGCGGAACTGCAGCAGCCCGGAACCGCCGGCGGACGGCGCCCGGAGCTCGAGCCCCTGGATCCGTACCGAGACGCGGGCAGCGGAGCCCAGAGCCTCGCCTGAGCGGCGCTGAGAGGGCCGATCGGCGCGGGCCCGTACCTTCGCCCCGCGTTCCTGTGCTGCCTGGTGTCGTGCGGTCATGCGTGAGCCCCCTCGGCTGTAGCGACGGCGCCGGGCGCGGCGTTGGCCGGCACGGTTCCGAAGATGTTTTTTGTTTGTGCGATCTGCTCGGCCGTGAGCGGCGGCAAATTGTCCTCGGCGCGTGCCTCGTCGACAGTGAGCTGCCGGCTCGAGACTTTCGAGGCGAGCACGGTTTGCCGGGTCTGCGGATCCATGCGCAACAGCGCCTTTTCGTCCAGATTCACGCGGCGCGGATTCGGCAGCAGCCGGGACAGTGCCCGCTCACGGCGGCCGACCGCCGGGCCGATATTCATGATGAGCAACTGCAAGTTGCGCTGTGAGATATTCGCGTAAGTCATGGAGCCTGACTCGACAGGCGCATCGATCATGTCGGCCGGCACGCCGAAGAAACGGGCGACGTCCGATAGCGAATACTTCATTTCCTCGAGGAACTGCGTTTCCGCGGCTTTCGCCCCGAGCGTGGAGTAATCCCAATCCATGCCGGTGACGAACGGCTCGCCGTTCTGCACGCTTGCCATGAACGTGCGCTTGGTCAGCGCGGCCTCTTCCTTGTTCAGAACACGCTTGCTGTTCTTGAGGATCGCGGAGGGCGTAGCGCCGTTCCCGAACCAGTCGAGCGCGAATTGCTGCGCTGAGAGGTAGCCGCCGATCGAGGCCGCGGCGTAGGCGATCGGCGAGAGGCCGACCGGCACGCCGGAGATCGAATATTGGCGCTCGTGCCAGATCTGTTCCGGCTTGTAGACCTCTTTGCCGATCTTGTATGCGGTGACCTGGCCGCCGCGCACCGAAACCGTGACGTCGCTCGCTTGCACTAGCTGGATCTGTGCCGGCAGGCCGTAGCCGTCCACGGCCGTGATGATCCCGTAAGCGTTGCCCACCGAATCAAGGTCGGATTGCGTGGCATAGAGCCAATCCGCGATATCCTGCGGCTGCCCCGGCCCATGCGTGGCCGGCGTGACCAGCACCGG